ATCCATGCCTGGCTTGAGCTCAGCGGGCACTCGTTTGGCTTTGGTTGCAACCACCTTAGTAGTCTTAGCAGCCTTAATCTTGACAGCAGCAGGCTTTGCAGCCTTGGCAGCACGAGCCGCCTTAGTAGCAGTCATACCCACAGTAGCCAAATAAGCAACAGCAGCCTCTTTATCCATAGCGTTTGGCAGCTCAATCATGTTAATGTCAGTGCAACCAAAACGCTCAAGTGCCTTAGCACGATTAGCGTCGTTAGCAAATTTGTAAACAACAGCACCGTTCTCAACGCAAGTACCCGCAAAAGTAAAAGTCTTAGACATATACTCTCCTATAAATTACAGTTAAAATTAACTACCCAACACACATAGTATAGCAAAATGGGTCTTTTTAGTCTACCGTTTTTTATGTTGCTTTTTTGCAACTTTTTTGGGTGTTGCTAAAGGTGCAACTTTAGTTGCATTTTTTAAAACATGAAACAAATCTGTTGCTTTTTTAAACTCAAAATTTGGATGCTTATACATATAGTCAATTTTGCGCTCTAAAACTTGCAAAACTTCTAACAAGTCCATTTTTGTTGCAAAATCGCTATCCATTAGTATTTTGTTAATATCATGCTTATCCAACATGTACTCTACCCATTTTGTTGTAGCGGGTATTTTGTAATATTGAACTATTGCTTTTTTGTTATTGCGTGTTGCATATTTTGTAATATATGTACGAGCTTGCATATAGCCTCCTTTTACAAAGACTATACATTATATGCAAAACACGAATTATGTGCAACGGTTGTTAAAGTTGCAAGTTGTTGAGGTATTGTTGAAGGTTGTCCGCATGTAATTTTAACATAACGTACTCTTCTTCACCTAGTACAGATATTTGATCAATTTTGTGTATGTAATACGGACAAGTCATCAATCTGCTTAATTGAATCAGTGTCCTATTACGTAATGGTTCTGGCAGTGTACATTCGTACACAGGAATTTGAGTAAACTTCTTTATAAATTGAAACCCGGTCTTGCTTAGTCTTAGATTATTCGGATTGGTATAGTTCCACCACCAAATTTTGATACATTTGGTATATTCTGCATCACTACGTCCTGCCGCATGCAAAATACTTTCTGTATAGCTTTGTTGATTATGGGTAGACTTGGTCACCTTGTTTCATTAGGACCACGGTGAATTTGTCGGTTTTGAACAGAGTGTTGAGTTTTTTTGCTAGATTGATAGCATGTCCGCTATTGCTGAAGCTGACCTTTTTATATTTAGGACCAGGGTAGTGTAGCAGAGTGTGATGAGTTTTTAAATTGATGGGCGCATTATCGTAGAACACTGCCCAAATTCCTTCGGAACTTAGTACTTGATCACTTTTATAGTTAGTTTTGTTCACGTGTTCTAACAACACAGTAGGTTTAGGTCTTGCCATTACTGGATTCCTTGATTATATATTTATGACAAATAACGGCGTAGTTTACTTAAAACCGCCTCCGTCCATTGATATTTCGGAAGCTGTGGCTGTATCGGACGCAGGTTGCATTTCCGCCAAGTTGGCCAAAAGAATATAAATGTCCGCATGTAAATTTCTGGCTTCATCTGCACTCAACATCAACTGTCGGCTACCAGTTTGATTCATCTGTTGAATTTTGTTATTAAAATTTTTAAATGCTAGACTAAGTTTCTGCATGATTTACTTCCTTTAATTTGTTTAACATTTCTGCTTCTGTACGAAATGGACCAAGATACTGGTATCTATTAACACTGATGCTTTTAGGACAAAACGCCTTGGACCAAACATTGTTTAATAATAGCAGGTAGTATCCTGCACAGTATTGACTTTTACTTTTTTCTGTCTTGGTATATATTGGCAATCGTTTTTTTACATCATACACAACATTAAAAAATTTTCCAGAAATAGGAAAGCCATACACTTGATTTGTTTTTTCTTTAATAACCTTTGCGGCTGCTGTAGTAAATTTAATGTTGTGTTGTTTGCTTAAAATTTTTATACTAGGATACTTTTCTCTATAGTCGTTATGCACATAAACAATGCTGCCGTCTTCAGCTGCTTGAATAGTGGCAATTTTTTTGCCTTGATCTTCAACTACCCAAAATTTATTCTTGACTACTGGTTTTGCAATTAATTCGCTCATGATGATTTAGCTAATGTGTGATGTGTCACAATTTTACCTAATTCCTGTCCTAGATCTTTATTGTCATCGATTACATACATATCGCCTTCGTTGCCGTAGCCTGTAGACACCTTTACAACGTAGCCACCGTGTGCAGTGTGAACATCAAATGATATTTTTTTGTTGGGCAATTTGTTTTCGTTGCCCCAACCGCCTAAATTAATTCCCGAAATATCACTCACAGTCAACGGAGCGATTCCTGCAGCTGATCCAGCCATGGTAGAAGAATAATTGCTCATAGTTTCATTTGCTCCAACATAATCGCCTGTGCCACTTGTTTGGCAAAGTCTTGATCTTCGTGAATCATATATAATGTGCCGTCGCTGCGATCAGTTTTTTGATTATATACACGAGATTCAAGAATATGACCGCCCACTGCGTTGTATAGACAAAAGTTCATGCCATTTTGCGACGGTCTGTCGCGATCTCGTTCTACTACTTCCAATCGCGCCATTTGAATATCTTCCTCATTTAGCCAACAGCGTAATTTTCTTTTTAACCATCTCATTGTTCTGCCTCCATGCATAGTGCTCGCATCATTTCAAATTTGTCGTTTAAGTCTTTTAGGCCGGGATGCCTAGCCAATAGTTCTTTTAATTTTTGATCTTCGTGCATTTTTTTCTCAGCCCATTCGAGTATTCGCTTTGTATCTTCACTGAGGTCAATGTTTGCTGATCCATTGGCAAACGGTTGCCACGAACTACCGTCGTAAACTTCCATACAACCACCGTTATGAATGTTATAACGTACCATGCCTGCAATTGGCTGTGTAGTATTGATATATGGTTTATTACCGTTATAAGTTTCTACGTTTAACCACTGACTGTTTCCGTGGATATTATTAATCATTAAATGTACTCCGCTAATAAAATTGAAACTACAAAACCAATCATCAAATAAACCATGGCATGTGCAAGTTGATCAATGCCGATCCACAACCAGAATTGATCTGACTCTGTGCTTAATCTAACAGTTGCTCGGCGATGTACAAGATCCATGGTGTAATGTAATACTGCATCAAATACCGCGAGCATAATGCATGCCTGCAAATTTAAAAAATGCATTAAGATTACATAGGTCAAGACACCATGGAGACCGGCATGTTGCAAACCGCCTAGTCTACCAAAGTGTCCTTTGTCTTTGATCATTCTATCACTTTGCCAACAGAAGTCTGCCAGAAAGTGTTTAACAAACAGCAAGGCTAACACGAGCCAAGTTGTCATCCAGGATACTCCGCACTCAGCAGTTCTGCGTAGTTTGCTGAATGTTCACTTAGTCTATTAAGTTCGTACTTGCCGCAGAACTTTAAGAATTGTGCGCCTACCATTGGTCTACTTTGCTTTACAGCACCTGCTTGAACAGTTCCGTCAATCTTTGCTTTGATATCTGCAGGTTGTGCAGCGAGATCCACTAGAGTCACATTGCGATTATAATCATCTAGCACTCTATGCTCAACTCCATTATGATCAGTCCACCGCTGGAGCATGAGATTGTTCCAGTCAAATCCCTTTTTATCTCGATCAGCAAACGCTTCAGTGAGACCAACTTTATTTTTGCTACCTTTGGTCCTAACACCAGGATAGGCGGAAAAGACGTTATCTGTCGGATCACCGCGCATACACTTCTCAAACAGGATCCATTTTGGATCAGGTATGACCTTGGGAGCTTTAGTTTTCTTGTCAAGGACTAGTTTACCTTTCTTGTCAAAGATACCTTCTAGTGTGTGAAGTTCATCGGCAACACCATTATATTGCTGTACATTCGGTGCCAGCAGTTGGTAAAAGTCAGTATCGGATGAAACAATAACGTGATGGTCATCGGGATGGTTCCAGATCCAACCAGAGATAAGATCATCTGCTTCGAGCTCGCTGTGTTGGAGCACGGTGCAATTAGTTTTTTCAGCAAGAAAAGTCTTAAGATTATCGAAAGCTTCCCAAAAAAGTCGGTCCTCTTCAGCTTCCGCCTCCGTGAGAGCCGCCCTCGCGACTGCTCTATTCTTTTTATATGGCTCATAGAAATCTTTGCGCCAGCTCCGCCCTTCGAGGCAGAATACCACATGATCAGCTTTTTGATCTCGCCACGCTTTATTAACTGATGCCAGGGTGACATGAATTGCAAATCCTAATCGATCCCATGTGTCCGATTGACGATGGGCCGAATGGCGAGCACGGAAGAATGTGTTTGCTGTGTCTACAATTAGATATCTCATACAGTAATAGTAGCATATTATAACAGCTTGGTCAAGTGCGGTAAAAGAAATTCTGCCCATTTTCTGTGAGCATCTGCTCGAAAATGGTAAAATCGATTTGATTGAAATCCCCGGTCCGTTAACCATTTCCAATACGTCATGTCAGGATCATATGGTTCAATATAGCAGTCAGCCCAATCTTCCATTGGTTGATTCCGAAAATCGCTGTAGCAATTGAAAAACAAATGAGGGATGGATAGATCGACTAGTTCTTGGTGAAAAGCAAAAATTTCTTCGTGTGCTTTTTGCTCGTAATGGGCCCAATTAATATCAACGACATATTTTTTATAACGTTCTTTGATCGTATCGGGCCAGTCCTTTCCTACTCCGCCTGCGTTTACTTGCCAAAACACATCGTCAAGCATCCATTCTTCTCTTTCCCATGTGCTCCATCCAATAACAATCGCATCTGGTGTACCTTCGTTTTTGAGATAATCTCTTGTTGTTCTTATTATTCTTGTATTGCTACTGGCCGATTCTGCATCGCAGTGTAATACGGCTCTTAATTCGTTAGCAAGCAAGCAACCATAACTAGCACGTTCGTTTTCTGGATGTGGTTGTCTTCCTAATCCGCGATACAAAGGATCATCCTCAGCAAAACAATAGGGAACTACAGATTCAGCGCCAGCACTGTGACTATCGCCGTTGACATAAAGGATCATGATATCTCCGATCGGCCATTTCCTAAATCATTTCTATCTACTCTGCGTGGACGAGCGTCAATGGGTTGATTGGCTTCCCATTGTTCAAAATTTTCGTTTAGAATATTTCTGCACACGCTTTGAAACCAACGGTCTACAATTTCGGCATCTGTGTCATCTTTTTTCTGCATGTATCCGGCTTTTACCAATCTAGCAACAAATACTTCATTCCAGTCTAATTCAAAAGCGCCATTACCAACATCATCCGGATCAAGCTCTACGCTAACAACGCTGATGTAAGGCTCACTGGCTTCGGTTGCCAGTTCCTTTGCTGATTTGACCTTAACTTTTGGTTTAGGCTTTTCTTCTTTTACTTCTGGTTTCTTTTTTAACCAATCGAACATATCTATCCTTTGTCATCTTTGATTTTAACAAATCCTACTTCGTAATATAAACCCAAAAGATCTAAATCTTGCAGTTTATATGTTATAAATTTAGGTCGCCACCAATTGTTAATTTTGTCTAGCCTAATAATCATTGTTCTAGATTTAATCCTTAACGACCACATTATGGTCGTTTTTGTTCTTAAAAAATAAAAATTAACCCGCGGCACGTCAAGTGCCCCATTCATTTTTAAACAACGGTACTTGCAATCGATCACTATATCTTAGTCCGTGTTTCATTGCAGCTATCGCTACTGCGCGATTGTTAAGAGAATATACACTTTCAACACCACCCACTGGCATTAGATACACATCGCCTTTAAATCCTGCCGCACGATATTGATCTCTTGCTTTTAATGCGTCTTGTACATCCGCTTCTGTTGCAACAACAAACTTGAGATAAGTGTGACCAATTTCTTGATAGCTACAAACAACGTCCGGTCTAATAGCTTCCTCCCACCGTTCGCCGCTAGCAGGAAGTTTAGCACTCACACTAAACGTGAGAGCATTATGACCTCTACGACCAAGTTTAGGATTCAGCGTCCAGTCTAATAGATAGTGTCTAAACTCTTTTGACAACTCCTGAGTGCCGTTAGTTTCAAAAGTAATTTCTTTTAGTTTTTGCATACGAGGATGATTCAATAGATCCTCATAACTGCGCTGCCAACCTAGCAATGGTTCGCCACCAGTGATAACAAGATGTTCGTCCTTCCACTTGCCGTGCGGAAGAATTTCCATAATACGTTCCGCAATTGCATCACTAGTTAGTACAGGACTAAGATCTTTAAATCTTGGATCCCACGACGCATAACTGTCACAGCCGGTACTAACTAAGGGTAGTTCTTCATACTTGGTGTACTTGGCGGGATCTACTGACTCTGCTTCTTTGCTCAACTCACCTCTTGGCATACCAAAGCCAGCACATTTAAAGTTGCAACCAAATGTGCGAAGAAAGACACTAGGAACGCCCATATAGCGTCCTTCGCCTTGTATACTATAAAATAATTCTGCTACTTTGATTTTACTCATTGTCTATTCCAAAATGTTGTTTGATTGCTAGTTCATGTATGTGTGCAGGTTTGGCATAAAGAAACTCTTTGGGAATTCTATCTTGTTGGTAAACAACTTGAATACAGTCTTGTACAATTAGATGACCAAATCGCACAATTGCTTCTCTAGCATAGTCATCTAATTCGTCCCAACATCCTTGTGCCGTTAGCCCTGCCTGGTACAATAAATTTTCAAAGTTATCGTTCAAGCGAACAAATCCTCATTCCATTCTCTATGTCCTTCACGGAAAGCCATGTTAGCTTGTGTCTCGCGTACTTCTACACGATAGCACCAAAGACGTTCAGCTTCGCTTGGTCCCCACAT